AGGATACAGAAAGGAACCACAATCCTTTTTACCGATGCACCATGAGTGTCCTGGATGTGGCGCATCTGCACTGGCGCAGTGTCCGCCTTTAAGGTAGAACTTGCAATCCTTAGCTGTCTTAGCCGCTATTCCCTCCTTTCTTGGCTTTCAAATGGGGCAGGATGTTCTTTAGCGAGTAGCATTTGTCAACTGGTATCTGCTGTCTTTCTGCGACAGCACCTAACATCGCCCAAAAACCCCTGCTGCCAATCTTAGCCATATACCCGCTCCCATATTTCTTGGCTGTCGCCTGTCCGCCTAATCTACCAGCTTCGGCGTGAGTCACTTTTCTTTCCTTTCTAGCTTTGCCCAACAATCTTCGCAAAGCTCTCTGCGTAGAACGAGCTTAGTCTTGCCACATTTTAGGCACTTCATTGCCCCCCCTTTCGCTGTATATTTCTGGGCATAGGCGTAGCTAGGCTTTGAAGGTATTTAGCCTCCTCCTCAGTCAACCCCGCAAGCGAATCAAACAAAGCATTTACGAACCTTAGCTCTGGTGTGTTTTCCTGTATTTCCGTTGGCTTACTCCTTTCTAGTAGAATTTGACTTAGCTCTACTTGAAGGCATAGCCAATAGCCAGGAGGCCAACTTGCTCTTAGGCTTTGGGCAACGCCCTAGCCGTTGCCACTAAGTTACTTTTTGCTGTTGCTCTTGTTATCCCGTTTTGCCTTGACGTAGCCTTTGAAGAAGGCGGGTAAGTCGGCATTCTCGTTAGGCGGTGAGAATGTCTTATACGTCCCCTTTTTGCTTTTGCCCTTTTCTTGTAGCAGATACGTTTTGCTATCAGCGGCGGCATCCCCACGCTTGACTGTGATTGTTACCTCTAGCATTTCACGCTCCTTGCATTTATTTGACTTGCGTTGGCTAGGGCAACACCCAAAGCCTAAGAGCGACTGTATTCAGTTGTTAAGGTGCTCAGCTTCAGGCTAGCTATGATTGAAGCTGCGTCCTAAGACTAACACCAGCTATGGGAATTTGTCAAGGGCGTTTTCAGATACGAAACAGCTACGGAAATCACGCCGTGAAAACTCGTGGGTCAGCTACAGGCTTACACGGAAGCGTGTAAGACTAGGCGGTATCAGCCGATTATAGGTCACGGGCAGGCTTGTGCGTGCTTGGATAGCTATTAACGGGTTTGACAGCCTAACCAAGCGAGGGCTATAATTAGGCTAGAAGCGTTAGTAAGCCCTTAGCCTATGTATGCTTGGTTGGAATGGGAAGTGGGTTGGGTTGGGCGAGTCATTATTGGGATTGTCTTTGACGCATACAGAAATTTTCAATTTCAGGTGATATTATGTCAAACCTCTGTGGAGAACCTGATGCTGGGGGCAGCCAAGATAAATGAAGCCTTGGAACTAGTTGCCACCATTCGGAAAAGGTGTCTCATAGCCCAAGCGATAGCGCTTCATAGTGACACCAACCTTCTCTATATTGTGTTTGAAGATATTGCGGCGGACAGTCAGGAATTGTTAGAGTATTGCATTGACTTCGAGGAGGAAGAATGAAAGCTGTTTTGTGTCCTGTTTGCAACGGTACGGGAAAATACAAGGAGCGAGACTACCATGTGCAAGACTGTCATGGTTGCGAGGGCTTTGGCTGGGTAGAAGTGGAGGAATATCCCTATGACTATATTCCATATTATCCTCCTACCATCTATTACTGCCCCAATAGCTACCTCTATACCTCAACAGACGCCGACTGGCAAAGCTACTAATGAAGGACTAGGATGCCCGCATCTATAAAGAAGAAGGCAGCCAGAGTTCGCAAAAGGAACAGACATAAGGGCAGAGGCAACAAGGGGAAGCGGTGATGCCAAGAAGCAAGAAGGCTAAAGCGCTGGGCTTCGGGGCAAGAAAAGAACAGAGCAAGACACAGACAACTGCCTCTAGGGTGGCTGCCCGTTCTAATCCCTCTATAGCTAAGCCCAAAGTGATAACGATGCTCTTGCCCAGAGATGTCAGAGAAGGAAGACGGAGGATAGAAGTCAATGGGTAAGAAGAAGAAGAAAAATAAGAATACCCCATCCGTCCTTGTCACTGGCAAGAAAGGGAAGCACAAAGGCAAGGGTAAAAAGAAGAAGACATAATGGCAAGGAACTATAGTAAGTATCAACCAGCCCCCCACGGGGCATCAACGAGCAGAGCCGACCATCTGAAGAAATACAGATGGCCAAAGGGCACATCTGGCAACCCAGACGGGCGGCCAACAGGTTCGATTAGCCTTGTGGAGCAGCTGAAGGTTTACCTACGGCAGCACCCAGAGGATGTCGAAGCAATTGTCGTTGCCTTAATCAAGCAGGGCAAACTCGGCAACACCGTAGCGACCAAGGAGATGCTAGACCGTATTGACGGCAAAGTCGCCGAGACACACAAGATTGAAGGTGAGCTACCGATTACCCTTCTGTTTGTGCCTGCCGAACAAGTGTTGAAAAAGGATGAGTAAATCCTCATCTTTATAAAATAAACGCTCAGATTTTGAAATTTTGCATGTTTTAACTCAAAAAGTGGCGCCCCCAGGGATGCCCTGCACTCTCGTGTTACTTCACGGGAAGGGAGCGCACATCCTTGGGTTAATAGGGTGGAGTCTGCATGGCTTGTAGGGATTTCCCTGCTGGCCCAGAGTGCAGATGGAGCCACGCAGGGGGTTGGCAGTGGCTCACTTCGTAGTCAAATCAACATAATAAGGAGACTTGTGGACATCAAAGAGCTACACGAAAGAATCCTATACCCTGTCGTCAGGGTAAGAACGGGAAAAGCTGGTGGTTCTGGCACGATTATCTACTCTAAACCAGACCCCGAAAATCCAGAAGAGTACCAATCTTTTGTAATGACTTGTGCCCATGTAGTCGAGGATGCCATTTACTATAAAAAGGAGTTCCATCCAGTTCTAAAAAAGGACATTAAAATGGAATACCTTAATCAAGTTAGCGTCGAGCTTTTTGATTATGTCTACCTAAGCCAAGTCAATAGCTCCAATTCTACCCAAGCTAATATCATAGCTTACGACTACATCCATGACATTGCCATCCTGAAGTTGAGCAGTCCCAAGCTCTGCCCGTATGTGGCAACACTAATCCCTAAGAAAAAGATTAAGAATGTAAAGCTGTTTACTCCTGCATTTAGTTCGGGCTGTTCTCTTGGGCATGACCCCATCTTCAACGATGGGCGGATAACTTATTTGTCAGAGATAATTGACAACAAGTTATACTGGATGTCCAACTGCTCTAGTATCTTCGGGAATAGTGGCGGGGCTATTTTCCTAGCTGAAACAGGCGAGCAGGTAGGGATAACAGCTAGAATTAGCTCAATTCAGCTTGGCTTCGGCATTGATATTATCACTTGGATGGGCTTTAGCGTTGCCCCACAGAGATTTTACGAGTTCTTTGACGAACAAGAACTAAAATTTCTCTATGACCCAGCAGATACCTATGTCAAAGCAATGCAGCGGCGAGAAGAACGAGCTAAAGATGCCTTACTAGGCAGAATGAAAGCCGAGGAAGCCGACGACGAGGAAGAGTGAACGAGAATATTAAACAAATCGGATACACGAGTGTATTTTCTCACAATCGAGTCTCCAAAGCTAAAGTAATTGTCAATGTTGGCGGGGCAGGAAGCTCGAAGAGCCACAGTATCGCCCAGTTATTCATTGAACGGCTACTTACGCAGCAAAACAAGGTGTTTGGCGTATGTCGTAAGACCTTCCCAGCCCTTCGTATGACAAGTATGGGACTTATCTTGGGGCTTTTAAAGGAATACGGCATCTACAAGGAGGCAAACCACAATAAGACTGCCAACACATATACCTGTGGGACGAACATTATGTACTTCTTTTCCATTGATGAAGTCGAGAAGGTGAAAAGCACAAACTTCTCGTACTTATGGCTTGAAGAGGCGTCCGAATTCTCATGGGAAGAGTTTATCGTCCTAAAGTTGAGACTTCGTGTTCCTGTTAAAGCTGGGGAAGTAAATCAGATGTTCCTCAGCTTGAATCCGTCAGATGCAACAGGATGGATAGCAACTAGTCTTTGTGGTGTTAAAAGTGCCGTATAAAGACACGGATACGAAATGGTAAGAGTATCTAAAAGTCCTGTAGATGAGACGGTAGAGCTAATCCACAGCGTGTATAGCGATAACCCCTATCTCGACGAAGCCTATATTGACACCCTGGAGGCGCTTGCTGCACAAGACGAGCAATTTTATCGTATTTACACCTTGGGTCAATGGGGACGCCTTGAAGGTCGCATCTACTCCAATTATAAGATTATACCAGAGATGCCCGACTTCGAGGGCAAACCAATACATTGGTCATACGGTTTGGATTTTGGGTACTCCTCTATCTCTACTCTAATCAAAGTAGTTTTGTTTGACGACAAATTCTACCTAGAGGAAAGGTTCTATAAGACGGGTATGACGAACTCAGACATCATAGAGTTCCTATCCCACGAACCAAGAGGAGATATTTACTGTGACCCATCAAGCAAACAACTTACGAAGGAGATAGTGCAGGCGGGTTACACAGCCTTTGAGGGTATTAAAAGTGTTAAGGAAAGCATTGACCTATGTAAACGACAAACACTTTACATACCTCAATCTAGTGTAAATATTATCAAGGAAGTCCGCAGTTACCATTGGAAAAAGAACCCACTGGCAAGTGGAACTGAAGATGTGTTCCTACCTGAACCCGTGAAATATTCAGACCACGCCTGTGATGCTATGCGATACGCAATCTGGGGAATAACCTCAAGGTTTGGTTGGGCCACAGCGAGACCCCGTTCGACAGAGCCAATAAAATCTCTTACTTTCGGTGGTGGCGGGGATAGAAACAAGATTCTTGATAGATGGTTGAGACGAGAACAAAAATGAAGAAAACAAATAAGCCCAGTGTAGCTGAAATACTTGAACTCTATGACGACACAAAACGGAGGTACGAAGAGTCTGGGATATGGAATGTTTGGGCGGAGGATGAAAAATTATATGAACTGGATTTCAAAAGTGAACTCCTCTTACCTAAAGAGTTTGAAGCTGAAGGAGTCATCCTACCTACCGCCCGTGATTTAGTTGACATCTCAACTGACCATACCGACGTTCAGAATCCAAGGGTTTGGGTTGGGAGGAAAGGTGAATCTAAACAGTCCGAGGAATCCAGAAACTTGTTGAGGAAGTTTGGTCTTGGTGTTTTATACAGAAACAATGTGGAGGCAGCAATCTCTCCTCTGCGTGTCGGAGCAAAACATTATTGGACTTATGGGTTGACTATATTTAAAGATGTGTGGGACGCAGACCGCTGGATAGATAAACCAGAGCAGAAAACAGGAGAAAGCGAGGACACCTATGCTGCCCGAATAGATGAGTGGCGAGCAGAACACCACGATAGCATCCCCATCGTCATCCAAGCTATTCATCCTCGTAATGTTATGTTAGACCCCTACCACGAGGGGGGCGGGTTTGTTTTTGAAACCCAAGAGGAATTATGCTTTAATGTTCGAGAACAGTTCCCCCATTGGGGCAATCCGCAATCGAAGAAAATCTCTGAGCGAATAGAACATATCTCATTTTGGACTAAAGACTATCGTTGTGAGTTCTACGATAGAGAACCTGTGCTCAAGATAGGCGGAGGCGTGGTGAAGCACAGCTATGGCTTCATACCTTACGTTCCAATTGACACAGGGCTTGGAAACATCTCATCAGACAACGACTTAAAGAAACGATATGTAGGTATTCTGCGGTATATCAAGGGATTGCTTATATCGGAATCAAGGGACTATTCTATCGGGGATGTCATACTAAAGAGAACAGCTTTTCCTTGGGGTTACTTAGAAGGCCCCAATGCACAGTCAGTATCAGAGATTTTCCAGAAGTTTGGCGAATACAACGCCCTCCCCGAAGGCGTGAAGATTGTAGACATGGCTCCGAAGGTTCCACCCGATGCCCTGCTGACCTGGCTCGGCGTCGCCGCTGGTTATCTTGCTGCCCACGCCGCCCCAGCGTCAATTCGTGGTATGGGGGAAACAGGAGTGCGGTCTGGAGCGGATAGACGGTTACTTATTGCTGAGGCATCAATGAGATACGTCTACAGCAACGAAGCCTTCCGTCATGGCATTGCTAGAGTTCTGTCTAATTGCGCTCGGATTATGAAGAATGTCGTCCCAGGTGACATCAATGTGTGGGCGAGAACACCAACAGACGAATTCGACATTGAGATTAAAAAAGACAAGATGAAGGAACCGTTTACCTTCTATGTTGAGTTCGCCCCAATCAGCGAGGAAGACGAATACCGCCGACACGACGACCTTGAGCGTCTAGTTCAGTCAGGCATCACCCCTGTAAAATGGGCAAGACAACAGATGAGCAACATAGACCCAGAAGCAATGGAGCGGGAAGAGATTAGACAACAAATTAAGAACGACCCAGGGGTTCTCCAAGTCCTGTCGCAGTATCTTGCAGGTAAGTTGGGAGCAGCAATCAGTAAGCGAGTT